GTTCCTAAAATTTGATCATAAACTGTAGAAGTTCCAGCTGGAACCAATACACCATCAATACCTGAAACACCTGATGAAGGAACACCTCCACGAGTAGATGCGTCATTTAAGTATTTCCAGTCAGTTTTGTAAAAGTCATAAGAACCTCTTCGGAATCCAGAGAAACCAAGGTTAAGTGCCATATCTTCTGAATTTTCAAACAATCCAAAAGCAACACCACCGCCAGATCCTAAAGATACACCACCTAACATATCATCGATAGCAATTGAAGTACCTCTGTTCAAGAAAAGCATGTTTTCTTCAATAGCCCCTTGAGTATCAAGATTTTTAAGAATATCATCAAATTGATCTAAGTTTCCAGCAGCTGGTGCAAATCCAGAGTAAACATTTCCTCTTTGTTTTATAGCAGCAAAAAGACCTTCAGTACCTTTTTTACCAGCAACATCAGCCCCGGAATTAGCAGCAGCCAAAGTACCTTCAACTACAGACATCTCTAAATAATCTTCAAAACGTAAACGAGTTTCAGACTCAGCTTTCAAGTACCAAAGATATCCTCCAGTTCCGTCTTCAGTAGCAACTTCAACCCAACCGATTTGAGCAGCATCAGATCCAGAAATAGCGTATTTAGATTTGATGATGATAGGTGAGTTAGAAAATTGAGTGAAAGAAGGAGTTACTGATACAAGATCCGCATCTCCAGTTCCTTTTGCAAACTCAGAACCGTATACAAAAATCTTAAGACCAGTTCGGCTCTCAGCAGGGAAAGCAGCAAAAAGATCAGCGCCAGTATAAGTGGCGACTTCGAGAGTTGCTAGAGTTGCTGTGTTTGTAACTTGCGTAACAATAGCAGTAACTTCAAGACCTGTAACAGGATCCAAAACTACAATAGTTTGGTTTTTTGAAATTACATTATCTACAAAAGTTTCACCAGTTCCACCTAAAACAAACGTTAGTTCAGTTGCTGCTGAAGCAGTTACAGAATCATAAGCGATATGTAATCGGTTTTGTTCAGACCATACTACTTGGTCAGAAGTCATAGGCATTTCAGCGCCTACCATTCGCAAGAATCCAGAAAGAGTTCTGTTTCCATAACGCTCTACTTCTTGCTCGTAAATTTCAGGTAAATATTGTTGTGAAAAATTCTTTCCTGATCCATCTGTAAAATTTAAATAGTTGTCAGATAGTACTTGTTGTTTTTGACTCGGTTTAATTGAACCGAATTCATTGTTTAAAGCCATTTTTTAATTGTTTTAATTGTTAAATCCAAATTTTTTAATTTTTAATTTCGATGCGCTTAATGCATCGTTGTTTAACACTTTTACTTTAATACCATCTTTAAAATCACTTTGAGCGATTTGCCTTGGAGCTGAACTAGGGTTTTTAGAACTATTGACAACTTCTTTAACAGCGTCAGCTCTACCTTGTTCATAAAAATGATTTGCAATAGTGTCAGCATTTGAAGCAGCATACATAGCTTTGTGATAACCAACCGGATCTTTTACACTACCATCTTCGTTAAGGAACTTCCCTACAAGATTATTAATGTTTGATTGGGTCTCTGCAACTTTTGAAGGATCTTTTACACCATATCTAAACTTTTTTTCACCTAAGTTGAAATCAAAACCTTTGAAATCTTCGTTAAAAAGTTGTTTAGTTTGGTTTTTAAACTCTTCATGTTGTTGCTCAGTTTTTGTTTGCTGATCATTATATCGATTGAAAAAGTCCATTGCTTTTTTTTGTTCTTGAGTTACGCCCGGTCTCAACTTGATCTCGTCGTAGTATTTACTCTTAGTTTCCTCTAAAAAGTTTTTGGCTTTTGCAACTTCTTCCTTAAACGCAAGTTTTTTCTTACGTATATCTCTTTCCTCGTCTAAATCTTCATCATAAGAAAATTCTTCAAGTAAAAGATTTATATCATCACCTTCTAAATAAGGTTTTGTTTTTTTATAGTATTCTTTTAATAACGTGTTTGAATCAACACTAGAGTAATCAGCGTTCAAACGGACATAATCATTAATATCACCTCCTGTTTCCTCCATAAATGAAACTAGTTTTTCGATGTTTTCTGGTAGTGGTTTACCTAATACCTTTTCATCTCTAATAGCTTCTTTTACTTGTTGCTCAACTTGTTTTACTTCTTCTTGTACTTCTTCCTCTGTTATTTCTTGAATGATTGGAGTTTCATCTTGAACGGTGCTTTGTTCTGATGATACTTCTTCAACCACTTCTTGTACAACTCCGGATTGTTGATCTGCAACCACACCTGCTGCTTCTTGCTTTGTATCGGCATTTTCTTCTGGTTGTTTTTCTTCTGAACCAATTACTACTTTAGTAACTTCTTGTTCAACTTGTTTTTCTACAGGAGTTGACAAATCAACTTTTACAACTTCATTTGTAGATTTTCCTAAATCTTTTGGTTTAGTTTTCTTACCTTTTAAAGAAAACTCTCCCTCTTGTTTTACTTCTGACATAATATAATATAATTAAATAGTTAAAAATTTATTCTCACCGAGGTTCAAACTGTTCAAGTCCAAAACCTCCAAGAGTATCAAACCCAGCAGATTCAAAGTTTTTAGGTAACTCATCGTTTTTTCTTTGAGCTATCATCTCTGATTGTTGAGTTGCTTGTATTCTTGTTCTTTCGTCTTTACGATCTTCTATTTTTTCTTCCTTATCTCTTTCTGCTTTAGCTCTTGCTTGAGCTAATTGTATTTGATAACTAAACTCTTCAGCCATTAACTGCTTTTTAATTTGAGCCTCTGTTTGCATACGTTGTAGTTCAAATTGAGACTTAGCCTGTTCTATACTAACTTTTTCTTGTGTAAGAGCTTGTTGTTTTTGAACTTCAGCTAAAGCAGCGGCTTCTGAAGCTTGAGCATTAGCCTGTGCTTGATCTTGAATATTAGCTTGTTGAGCTGCTTGATTTTCTTGCTGTCTTTTTTTCTTTTTAAGTTTCAACAATTGGTTAGCCATTTTAAGGTTTCTAACCTGTCGTATATCAATAGCGTCATCAAGATCAATACCACCAGACTGTAAAGCAACTTGTATATTTTGCTCTAATTGAGCTTGTGCTTCTTCATCGGGTTCTAACTCTAAATAAATACCAAAATCATGAAGATTTAAAGAATCTATTTCTTTAAGAGTTTGAAAATTATAATTTGATATACTTTCTTTTAAAGAATTAGCTGTTAATGGAAAAGCTAATGAATCAGCTATTTTTAAAGATATGTTTTCACAGACTCTAAGAGTTAGATAAAGTTGAGCTTGCATAAGATGTCTAGTAGCGGTATTCGAAGCATTTACAGCTAACTTCTGTAATCCTAGCAAAGAGTCTTTATCTGGTGAAGAACCATCTCTAGCTTCGTTTAATCCGGTTACATCACGTATCATTTTTAAATAATACTCATATGTACCAATTAAACTTTGTATTTTAGCTTGACCAGAAGATGATGCTAATTCTTGAACTGGAACTTTACCAGCATTCATTCCACCATCTTGTGTAAGTGATCTACCTACAACACTACCAGTTTGGAAATACATGTTAAGAGCTTCAGCTGGGTTGTAATTTGTACCATTACCTAGATCAACTTCTGCTAAACCATCCATATCTAAGAATACACCATCAGGTACTATTCTAGACATTACTTGCTGTAGTTTTAAATGAGTTAATTGAATCATGTCAGCAAAACCAGTAATACGACTTACTAAAGACTCAATTCTACCTTTATACATTCTAGGCGCGCATATAGAGTAATTCATTTCCACTTTAGTAGTATCAGCATATGGTCTTGACATATTTTCTGATAATTTCCACTCTAGCATATGATTATTACCTAAAACCTTAGCTCCACTATATAAAACCTCTATACTTCTACTAACTCTTTCAAAATTATCATTTGGCGGAGGATTAAACTCATCAGTTTTTTCTATAGCTTTTAACAAACCGTTTTCTGTTTGTTTTATTTTAAAAACCTGATTCATATAAGTTTTGTATTCAAAATACATAACTTGAACAGTGTTTTCATCATAATTACCCCAACCAGTTATATACTGAGAATTTCCTGGCATTTTTTGTATTTTATCTAATTCAGCATCAGATATATTAGGAAATTGTTTTTTAAGTTCAGATATAGTTATAGATTTAACTTCACCAACATAATATACGTCATCAAAGTTTGGGTCTTCTGTATATGAATACACCATATAAGCTGGATCAACATACTCTATATTTATACCGTTAGAAGGATTAAAAGTAGTTTTAACAGCACCGATGCCCAACACAGCTAAATCGTAATTTATTCTACGTCTAGTTAAATTATATTTATTTCTAGCTAACGTATTATTTATTACTTCTTCCTCAGCAACTTCAATACCTTGTTTATAAGATAATTGCATATGAAGCTCTAACTCTTCTAAAGTTTGAGGTAGTTCGTTTGGTGGTATACTTGATCTTGAAAAATCAGCACCAGTATTAGCTTTAGCTTCTTGTATTAAATCCTGAGCAACCATATCAGCGGCTATATTATTGGCATGGTCTGTTCTTTTCTTTTGAGATTCAGGATCTTGAGCATAAGCGATGATATCGTATTCTTTGTTAGACATACCGTTAACTACGATATCTACAAACTTAGGTATAACAGGTACAGGTTTCCAGTCTAAATTTAAATAAGATAAATCACCATTAATTGATAACTCATCTTTATATTTAGCTATTGATTGTTCACCTCTAGCGTATAATCTTAATTGATGAAAATTACTATAACTTTGAGCATATCTGTTTCCAGATCTACCTTCTTGAAACCACTCTCCTTCGATAGCTCTAGCGACTTGTATGCCGTAGTCTAAACTTGCTTTTACTTCATCGCTAACCACTTGGCTAGGAAAAGAGCTGTTAGTATTAGTGTATACTTTCATTTATCTTATAATTTTTGACGATGTTCCAGTGTTATCATATCGTTTAATTCCTAAATCGATAGGTTTGTATTCTTTTTTAGCAACAGGTGTATATCTATTTTTATTGCAAGCCATTATAGCTAAACCAGAGCTAATAGAAGCATCGTGTTTTGTCCTGTTATTTATATTAAATTTAGCCCAATCTTCTAATGTTCTTTGAAAATACATGTTGCCATAACCATCAACTGTCTCGCCTACATTTTCTTCAATATAGGTTTCAATAGCAGCTGCATGTGCTTGTTTCATATCTTCGCTAGAGTTGGGTATTCCACCAATATCTCTTTCTGTTACAGACAACTTGTTGTAAACTTTATCTGGTCTATTTATAGAAAAACCTCTATAACCTCTTCTTTTAAAATGATAAAGTAATCTTGGTTTATTGTTTTCTGCAAGAATAGGCATACCGTAAAAAACACAAGCCATTAAAACATCTTCAAAAAATATTTCAGCAGTTTGCGGTCTAGCTATGTATTCTAAAAAAAATAAATTTGGTGGTACGTTTTCCATTGAAAACTTTGTAAGCCCGTGTAAAGATCCGTTAGAACCTCTTTTATCAACTGTACCAGATATATCATAGCTATCACAACCAAAAGCACCGCAGTGTTCATTTCCCGGATATTTAATACCGTTTTTAATAACTATTCTGTTTTGTAAATCAGATGGTGGTACCCAAGATATTTTAAACCTACCGTCTTTATTTGGGTAAAATAAAACTCTAGTATCTTTAATACCATTCTCCCATTGAAAGCTACCTGTTGTTATGGTAGCTGTATTTTGTAAATCAGCGTTATAATCTATTTGCTGATATATTCTTGTTAAGTTAAATAAAGACTCTTTTGCTTCATCTCTAAAAGCATGCTCCTCTGTACGAGGAAATTGTCTATAATATTCATTTAAACCATCTTGGTCGTTTTTCAAACCATCGACTTCATTTTGCCAATGCTCTATTACGCCTTGTGTTATTGTATCTCCAAAAGGTCCACGTGTATCTTCTGTTGGCGTTTCGAATACAGGTGCGCCATAAGAATCGATGAATCCTTCGTAGTTCCATTCCATAGGTATGAACAAACTATATAATCCTGAGCTAGTCTGTCCATTGCGGTTTCTTTTTGTGACATCTGATGCATAATAAAGTTTTTTAAAGTTTTCACCACCTTTATCTAAAGCATTTGATGTTGAACCCATCATACACTTACCAATAATTCTAGAACCTAATCGTAAACAAGTTTTAGTTACTCGCCAGTTATTTAAAATATTATTAGGTCTTTCCCACTTTCCACTTTCATCGTGTACTAGTAGTTTTAATTTTTCACCATCATAACTGTTGTCTCCAGTGTTTTTCCAGTCAATGGTTGTATCAAGCCCTTCAAGTTCTTCTGGTCTATCTGTTGAAGTAATGTTCCGTCTTGTAAGCTTAGACGCTGGAACTCTATATGCGAGTTCTGATTTCGGTCTATCCATACCGTCTTGTATGGGTTTGAAAAAGAACGGGTAGTTAACTGAAATAGGTACAACCTTGTCAGTAAACATTTTTTTTGCATCAGGTCCTGATTTTGATAATATACCAAATCTAGCATCACTTGATATTGTAGCTTGGTTAACAATTTCTCCAGATCCCATAAAAGAAAATCCTGATCGTCTGTTTTTAAGATAACACATGCCGAAGCATCTTCTATCTGCTTTACAAGCTTCCCAAAATATATAAAATAACCTATTTGATTCTCTAAAGTCTGGGTTTCCAACGTCAATTTTGGACCACTGTAAATACATATAGTGAGTGCCAGTAATATAAGTAGGTTTGTTTTTGTTATTAAACCAAAAACCTTGTTCACGACGTTTAAACTCATTGTCGATATAATCGTACCATTTTTCTTTGAAATCTTCATCGTACGCTTTCCAATCGAATATAGTTTTTATTCTTTGTAATTCTTTTGGATATTCAAACGGTTTCCATTTGTTATCTTCAAATTTATAAACATCTTGACTTTTTGGTAAAGCTATTTTTAAATTTTGTATTTCGTATATATCACCTATTTTACCAGTCTTACTAATTACAACAACATCAAACTCTTCGTTGTAACCGTACTCCCATTTATTATACCTATTTTTTTTATCTATTACTTTAGGCTTAATGTGGTTAGGTAATATTTTAAATAATGATTGCTCGTACATTATCTAGATCTTCCTTCAGCAAAACCTTTAAAAGAATTTTCCTTCTTTTCTACAGTTTTATTATTTAGTATGTTTTCCTCGTCTTCAATACGTTTAAGTATTTCAAACGCATCAAATATAGCCAGCTTTTTAGTTGCAGCTGCATTTTTAAGACGATCAGCTGATAAATCATCATCTGAATCAACAATAGCTTCTTTAGCTACCTTAATTAATTCCTCAACTGCTTTTTGCCCAGCTAGGATTATATTCTTTTTCGTCTCCTTGGTGTTCATACTTAATTACAATATCATTTGATTTCATACAATATAATCGTTCATCGTCTATAATAAACTCAAACTCACCAAACGGTGTGTAGCCAACTAGGTCACCAGGAACGATTTTAGCAGCTTCTAAGGAACTATTACCATATTTAAGTATTCCTATAAGCTTTCTTTCTTTATCTAGTGTTAGATCGTTATTATCTAACAAAGGTTTTATAAAACATCTATCTTGAAAAGTTTTCCAATTATTATCACTTTTATATAGATAAATTTGGTCGGGTGAGCAAAAGTAAAGATCATCTATAAATTTAGATCTGCTATCTTTTCGCTTACCCCTAGCATCAAAGAAACTTCTGAACACATTGTGGTGAATAATTACTATATCACCTTTTTTAATTAAAGTAGAATAAGCAGATGGTGTTGAAACAACCACTGCTGTATTACTTACTGCTCTAAAGTTTTCTGTGCTAGCATTAGTTACTAGGCTTTTGTCACCTATTTTAACTTCATTATCGTATCGCTTATTAATAGGCTTTACGATAAAGTCAAATAAACTTTTCATTAATATGTTAAATCATATTCAACGGATATAGCCATGTTAGAATTAAACTTCTTCCATGGCAATACCTCGTTGTTTTTTTTAATGTGTATACTGTAAGAGTTGTCAGACTCACTGTGTAGTATATGAGAAATTTCATGACCACCGTAAACCTGCTGACCTACAGCATAATGCATCGCATCATTCTTGTAATCAGAACCTATACTTATTTTTCTAATTACATTACTCATTATTCCTCTGACTTAACGACGGCTAATTCAGCTTCGTCTTCTTTTTTAATTTCAGTGTAACTACCATCTTGCATATTAATGTTGATGGCACCATACTGCTCTTCAAGTTCTTTTTTAGTTTCTTCAATTTCTTGAGAGAGAACAGCTTGAGCGTGCATGGCTTCGTGTTTACGAACCTCCATTACACCGATTTCAGTTAAAATGTTTTGTAATTTTCCTTGTTGCTCTTGGATTTTTTCCAATTGCTCTTTTGTAATTTTACTCATTTGATTTAATTTAATTAGATTATTTTAATTACTTATCTTTATTATCACTTGATTTTTTACTCTTTTCCCAGGTTCTACCAACAAAATAAGCCCCATACACAGTTATTAAAAGTGATTGAAATATTGGTATGTATTCTTCAGCTACTTGAAAACCTCCAACGTTACCATCAGCAAAAGCTAAAATGGTAAATATAGAAGTTAAATAAACAAGTACTAATGGGCGAATATTTTTAGATAAGAACGAATCAGACTGCATGTCCATTCTCCAACGCTCTGTAATTTGACTTTGAGCATCCTGATCCGCTTTTTCTAAAAGTTCTTGCAATTTTTGTTTCGCAGCTAATCTTTCTTCTTCTGTAGTAGTTAAATTATCAATAACTTTACCGATATCTTTAATTAAACCACCAGATATAAGACTTAATAGCTTTTTCATTTATTGTTTTTTAGAAGCTTTGTAAGCTCTAACTAGCTCAGCTTCTTTTTCATTTATAGTCCATTTACCTGGTTTTTTAGCATAATGCTCTAAACCTGGAACTTTTTTCAAATAACTAGAAGGTAAAAGTCCACCGGCTTCTCCTCTTGCACCAGCACTTTCTGCAGCGCTAAAATCTACA